CCTTTACATCAGTAACTGCTCCTCCAGGATCAGGTTATGTAGATGCAGATTTTGAAACAGGAGCTTTTGAAATTGTACAAATAAACGATGCAAACAGTTTTAATATTGTTATGAGAACTAATGCAACTGCTAACACAACAGGAGTTGGAGCAGGTACAATTAATCCTTATGAAGATATTGGACCGGTTACTCAAACAATAGGTTATGGTTGGGGAACATACATTTGGGGTGACTCAACTTGGGGAACAGAAAGATCTACAAGTTCTGTGACTCTGGCACCAGGGAACTGGAGTCTTGATAATTTTGGAGAAGTATTAGTTGCAACTATATTTAATGGTAAAACTTTTACATGGAATGCAGGGGCTGCTAACCCTAGAACAACTAGAGCGTCTTCAAGTACAGTTAATTTTCCAACTACAAATAATCCTACTGCTACTAGAATTTCAATTGTATCAGATAGAGATAGACATGTATTTCATCTTGGGACGGAAACAACTATAGGGACACCTAATACTCAAGACCCTATGTTTGTAAGATTCTCTAATCAAGAAGATTTAAATACATATGCACCAACAGCAACTAACACTGCAGGGACTTTTAGACTAGATACCGGTAATGAGATTAGAGCAGCTATACAAGGTAAAGATTATATTTTTGTAGCAACTGATCTTGCAGCTTATGTAATTCAATTTGTAGGTCCACCTTTTACATTTAGTGTTAGACAAGTAGGTACTAATTGTGGATGTATTGGTCAACACGCTATGGCTTATGCAAATGGTGCTGTGTGGTGGATGTCAGGAGAAGGAGGTTTTTTTGTTTATGATGGTACAGTTAAAGCTTTACCATGTCTTGTAGAAGATTTTGTTTATTCAACTGATGGAGATAATTTAGGATTAAACTATGATGCCTCTAATGGTATTTATTGTGCACCTAATGCTTTATATACAGAAATAAATTGGTTTTATCCTAAAGCTGGATCTGAACATATAGATAGATGTGTTACTTATAATTATTCTGAAAATGTTTTTACTACTTCATCATTAGCTAGAACAACATATTCGGATGCTGGAGTATTTCAACATCCTTATGCCACTGAATATAATACTACTGCAACTCCTGTATGTTCTACTATATCAGGTATTACAAATAAATTTGGAGCATCTATTTATTACTGCCATGAAAAAGGTGATGACCAAGTTAATAGTTCTGGCACTACTTCTATTGATGCTTTTATTAGATCCGGAGACTATGATATTACTTCAAGAACAAGTGGTTTAGGTATTCAAACTGGAGTTGTTGACTATAGAGGTGATGGAGAATTCTTTATGTCTGTAAAAAGATTTATACCTGATTTTAAATATTTAAGAGGAGACGCTACAGTTACTTTATTTGTTAGTTCTTACCCTGATGATACGGCAGTTAGTTCACCTCTTGGACCCTTTACAATTACATCAACCACTGATAAAGTAGATACTAGAGCTCGAGGAAGATTAGTTTCTCTTAAAATAGCTAATGATGCTGTAGGTGAGTCATGGAGATATGGTACACTTAGAGTAGATGCACAACCGGACGGAAGAAGATAATGGGTGGACTATACGACATATTAGAATCTTATAGACAACAAAACGACCCTCGTTTTGTATATGAAGGATTATATGAAGAACCTGCATACACAGGTCCTAATATAGATCCAATGTATAATCTTGGAGCAAGACAATTTGGAAACATGGACCGAATGACAGGCATCATGAAACAGGCACAGGCACCTTTACAAAATTTAGGTATTGATACTTCTTATGGTGTTGCCAATGAAGCAGATGAAGAAGTAGATATAGAAGAAACAAAACAACCTAGCGGTTTACAAAATATACTCCAAGCAATATTAGGTTTTGCAATACCTGGTTCAAGTTTAATTACAGGTGGTTTAGAATCATTAAGAGGATTTAATGATAGATTACAAAATTCAGATTTTGGGCAGTCAAAAACTTTAGCTGATTACTTTGATGCTAGAAGTTATGGTGGTCGTCAAGCAAGGGATGACGCGGCAGCAAGAAACATGGCTCAAGCAAGAGGTATTCAAAAAGGAATAGATAGAGGTGATTTCGGAGGACCAGATATTAGTGATAGAGGTAGAGGAAATATTGGTAGTTCTAATTCATCGTCAAAATCAAGTCGTGGTGGGTTTAGTTCTTCTGATAGAGGTGCTGCTTTACATGGCTAAGTTAACTAATTACATACCTGAACCAAAACAAGAATATGAAGTAGATAATCAAAGACAAATAATTGAGTCTTTAAATACTATGAAACAACAACTTAATTTTTCTTTTCAACAAGATTTAAAAAACGAACAAGAAACTTTTAATTATTTTTTATCATGACAATACAGTATAAAAATGCTAGCAAAGTATTAGACGGAACAGCAATGACAACTGTTTTAAGTATATCTACTTCAGCTGTTGCTATTGTAAAATCAGTTTATTTATCTAATAATAGTACAGGGGCTGTATTAGCTAACTGTGATTTAAGAGATTCTGCTTCAAGCACAGATGTAGAATTTTTTAGAAAAGACGTACCTGCTACAAGTACAATTAATGCTACAGAACAGGGGTTGAATTTAGAAGCTGGAGATGCTATAAAAGTTCAAGCAGAAACTGCAAATAAGATAGAAGTTGTAGTTAGTTATGCTTTAATAAATAGAGAGAATGAAAACGGATAACATATATAAAATTGATTGTACGACTATAACTACTTATAGAAATACACAAACTGGAGAAATATATAAAGAAAAGAAAGAAGGACCAAATATTGTTAGTGATGTAACAGTGCAGGTCTCTCCTAAAGGATTAGATTTAATGCAGAAAGTAATGAATAAACAAAGTGAAACCAAAAATAATAAATAACGTTTTAACTAAAGAAGATATTTTTCAAGTATACGAAAATCTTATTGCTGACAACATATGGGTTTTAAATAGAAATTCTCAATCAACTCTAGGAGGTTCTTTTCCAGGGTGCACCTTAATAAACGAAGGACAACCTGTTTATAATAATCCATATTGGATAGGTTATTTTAATTGTTTATTTGATAGATTAAATCAAAAATTAAACGAACAACATAATTTTAATCTTTTAAGAAATATATATAGAATAGCTTTAAATTCACAAAATAATAACCACTACACAGAATTTCACATAGATGCAAAAAACAAATATAGTATTGTTGGTTTTCTTACACCACAATGGGCAGAAGATTGGGGTGGAGAATTAAATGTAGAAGGTGAAATAATTAAATATAAACCTGGTGATTTTATTTTATTTGATTCTAATCAATCACATAAATCACAAGAAATAAAAAAACAATTACCATATTGGAGGGTATCTATAAATTATGTTATTGAGAAATGAAAAACCTAAAGGCGGCACAGAGTTACAATACAGTTACTTAGAGAAGTATGTAGATAAAAAATTATTAGATCAGATACAAATTACAACATCTGTACCAGAAAAAATTCCATTACATCCTACAAAGATGAATATTCTTTGGCAAAAAAATTCTTGGGATCAACCTAACTTACATCCATGGTTTAATGATAAATCTAATCATAGTAAATATGATTGGTATGTATTTAATTCACATTGGAATTATGAAAAATTTAGAATGATGTTTGGCTTACCTTTAGAAAAATGCATAGTAATTAAAAATGGTATTGAAAATATACAAAAAGCTAAACCATATGAACAAGGTCAACCTATTAAAATAATACATCAAAACACACCTTGGCGTGGTTTATCTGTATTACTAGGTGCTATGCAATTAGTAAAAAATCCTTTGATTACTTTAGATGTGTATTCATCTACAGAAGTTTATGGAAAAGAATTTTATGAACAGAATGATCATAACTACAAAGCACTTTATGAACAGGCTGAAAAATTACCTAACGTAAATTACATTGGTTACAAACCAAATAGTTATATTACAGACAATATGCATAAATATAATATGTATGTATATCCAAGTATTTTTGAAGAAACTTTTTGTATATCTTTATTAGAAGCTATGGCTGGAGGTTTATATTGTATTACTACAAACTTAGGAGCTATCTTTGAAACAGGTGCAGAGTTTCCAATGTATATTCCTTTTGATGATAATTATAAAAGATTAGCATCTAAATTTGGTTATGGTATTGAAGCTGCTGCTAGTACATTGCATCAAAAACAAATACATAATCACATAGAATCACAATCTCACTATGCTAATATATATTATAATTGGAGTAAACAAGGATCAGCATGGACAAGATTTTTAACAGGAGCATTAAATGCAAAAAAGTAATAAAGCGCAAGGCGCAAACAATGAACCCATCTGGTTTACTGAAAGTAATAAGAATGTAACAGAAGTAAATTTAGGAGCTCATTCACCATATAAAATTATGGTGTGTACCCCTTGTCATAGTGATACTTCTATGCACTACACTCAAGCAGTTTTAAAATTTCAACAAGATTGTATGCAAAGAAAAATACAAGTTAGTTTTACTTTGATGAAATCCTCTTTAGTTACTCAAGGTAGGAATTTGTGTGTAGCTGAAACTTTAAACCACGAAGACGGTTACACACATTTATTGTTTATAGACTCGGATATAGACTTTCAATCATCTACTATATTTAAAATGTTAGAGTTAGATAAAGATGTTATAGCCTGTCCTTACCCTATGAAGATGTTAGATTGGGACAAGGTATGGAGAAGAATTAACACCAAAGAAGATGCTATTACATCTGCACAAGATTTATCTAGAGCTGGTTATACCTACCCTTTAAAAGTAGAAGATTCTACTAATATACATAGTGAGAATGGACTAATAGAAGTAACTCATGCTCCTACCGGATGTATGTTAATTAAAAGAGAAGTGTTAGAAAAAATGATTAAACACTATCCAGAGTTAGAAATA